GCTGTTCCGGAGGGGGCCGCAACGGTAGCAAACCTGAGATCAACAATTAAGGATCATCGCCCGTGTTTGTTGGGTTGATCACGAAATGTCAATCTTCAGTTTCTCTAATTCGGGGCTGTCAAGCATGATTGGGTCTGCGTTCAGCACAGTGTTCACGAACAAGATGCGAATTTCTTCGAGATCTAGATCGTAAGTCCTGCACGTCCACATGCCCATGTCCCAGTTGCTGATCACCACTTTCTCGTTGCCGATTGCTTTGACTATCTGGTCTACGGTCTTTAAACCAGAGGATCGAGCGAACCATGTCAGATTCTCCATTTTAACGTCTTTGAAGTCGCCCTCCATTTGGTACCTGCGAAGGAAGATTTCGCGGATCAATGGAACGTGGCGACATTCATAAGCGTAAGACAGAGCCTTGCCGGCCATGTATTCACTGTCTGAAATGGAATCATTAATGGAACTGCGGATATTGAACCGCACAAGCATTTTACCGAGTAAGGGGATCATGCAAGGGAAGGAAACTTCCCGAAAAATACGTCTGCTGAGGAAGGTGGCCTCACCATCTGCTTTTGGAGCTTTCGCCTTCAACACCATTTTGAAATCGCAAACTGTCTTGACCCATTGATTGAGGTCCAAGCGTTTTGAAACTTGAGCCAATAGGTCATCGCCGAGGATAACGGCGCGTGCACGCACAGACTGTCTACGAATTGCAACTGCGAACATGGTCGCGTTGTAAGTCGAGTTGCGGGGTGTCGTTGAAGTGGTACCAGTCGCTAACTGGAAGGCGAGCTTAGCTCGGAAACCAAACCTAAGATTCTGAACCTTGTAGTGTTCTAAATCCATCATGAGAGTGCGGAACCATTTGGGCATTGCTAGCTTCTCTAACCAGGCGTCGTAAATAATCGCGACGCGGGATCGTTGTTCACGATCATTTCGGGAGAAATCACCTTCGACGGTTTCGGTCAAACTGTCATCTTCAAAAAGAAAACGACATAACGAAACATCGTCAGTCTTGTAGGCGAATTCAACCTTCGCTTCACCGATGGAATGGTGAAGGTCTCTGGTGAGATGCATGAGGCGTTCCATTACGACACAGGAGGCTGGGCCTGTGACGGCGTTGAACACATCGGATCCGGCGTATATGACTCTGGGC